TGTTTATTATATCGCTGGTAACCATGATGAGTTTATACGTCCTTTTTTTCGATATGACTTCCAATTTGGTCGGTGTCAGATCTTGGATTCTTTCGACTACATTGGCGTTTCCGGCAAGCGTTATTACGTTACTCACGGGGACTACTTTGACCTAACAATGAAGATCCCAACACCGGTGATCAACTTCTGTGCTCACATCTGGGATTACATTCCACACAAAGAAGAAAACAATTCGTTTACAGATAGGATGTATAAAGTTCTTGGTACTGAACGAGTGATCGCAAAGTATCTAAAGGCTAAGAAGTATGACAGTTGTATCACAGGTCATACTCACTCTCCTAAGATCAAAGACACGTATATGAACTGTGGCGACTGGGTAACAAACTGCTCAGCATTGGTAGAACATGTTGATGGAACCTGGGAATTGATCTATAAATAAAACATGGGAATTGAAAAAATGCAAGAAGCAGTATCTAAACTAGGGTATACGAAGTTTAAACAACAAACTCGTAACACTCTACTTGTTTATGTTCCAAAAAGTGAAAGAGATATTACATTGGATGAATTGGCTGAAAAAATGAATGGTGTCCGGGACAAACGACCTGAGACTATGAGAAAAATTTCTTCAGCTGGTGCAGTATTTTTCCCTGACGGTCCTTACAAGGATATGTTTCTTGGTGTAAAACCTGATGCATCTGCTTCACTGACTACAGATGAGCAGGAAACATTGGCTGGCATTTTTATTGCTACAAAGCAAGCTAAGCCTGATACAAATTTTTCTTACACAGACTTAGAAAGCGTTGGTGATACGAACACAAATTCGAGATTTAAAATATCTCAGCTATATGAGAAGGCTGGTAAAGGATGGATTAATAGTTCAATTGTAATTGCTGAAACTATTAGTCCTTTTTTAGAAGGAAAATATAAAGTTCAACAAAGATCTGGCAGCCCCTTTGTCACAAACATTAGCAATGCTGCTCAGAAACTTATCAGAGAATCTGGTCACACTATGGGTCTCGACAAGTGGAACCCTGCTGACATTTGGTTGGTGAAAACTAATCTGTTAACAACTAATTTTGGTCAGTTTAAAAATATAATGGAACTCAATCAATTTTTGTTAGAAAAGTTTAACAATAAAGAGATTATTGGTGTTTCACTTAAGCAGGTAGGCAAGACTGCCAAAGTACAAGTATTTAACGATGGACCTCAAGAACAAGTTGAATTTGAAGGTTTTGATGTCGGAAAGACGGGTTTCGTAAAAGCATTAAATGGAACTCTTTACTGGGGTGGCGGATCAATGATTATCCGTAACTTTGGTCGTCCTGAAAATGTCAGCGGTGAGATTAATGGTAAGTTTGCTCAAGGTGGTAAGGTTGGTCACGGTCCTTTGCTCAATATCATGAAGCAAGTAGTTCCGGGATTTTCAACTACACCACACCAACAAATTTCTTCTATGTACAATAGCACTCCTGATAAACTTTACAGACATTTGTATTCTCAAATGAAATCACTTGACACCCGAGTTAGTCCATCGTATACTGTAGAGGAATTTAAAGCTGATGTAGAAGCTAAGGACAATACCTTGAATTACTTGATCTCGAAATATCAAGTATCTGATATTATGCAAGCAGTTAAAAAAATGAATAAAACACAAAAGAATAAAATGATCAGAGCTTTTATCGGATACGCATCTTCATCAACAGAAATAAGTAGTATTTTTTACAAAGTATCATGATCGAGCTTACAGAACAGAAAAACACACACATGGAACATATTGAAGACATGATCTTCAATGACGGAGTTGACGGAGCTCGTCTAGCTATCAACAGTCTTCGTAACTTAAGAGACATGCTTGCTGGCAAGTCTGATAGCAAAGTCAACGCAACTGTCAAATGGGATGGAGCTCCAGCGATCTTTGCTGGTATCGATCCAGCAGATGGTCAGTTCTTTGTAGCAAAGAAAGGTTTGTTTAATGTCAATCCGAAACTGTATAAAACTCAAAGTGATATTGATAAGGATCTATCTGGTGAGCTTGCTGCTAAATTTACGGTTGCGCTTAGGGAATTTGCTAAACTCGGTATCAAAAAAGGTGTATATCAAGGCGATCTTCTTTTTACCAGTGGTGATCTATCTGTTGTTACAATCGATGGTGAAAAGCATTATTCATTTCAGCCAAACACGATCGTCTACACCGTCCCCGTACGTTCAAGCCTTGGAGCGCAACTGGCAAAAGCTAAAATAGGAATTTCCTAAGTTGAAAAAAGCCTCCACTATCTTTATGGACGATGCAACTTACCGTGACGTATCTGGCAATGCTAAGTTCACAGAAGCAGAAACTGATCAAGTCACTGAAATACTTTCTCAAGCTGGTAAGATCTTTAGAAGTATCAGAGGTGATTCTTTGAGAACTATTCGAGACAACAAAGATCTAAAAGAAAAGATCAAGACGTACAACAATACATACGTACGCCGTGGGGTTCCATTTCCTAATGTTCAACAGCATGTATCTGGTTTATATCGATACATTGATGAATGGTATCAAAAGGAAATTGATAAAAAGAAAACTCCAGCTGCAAAAGCTAAATGGCAAAAGCAAAGAGATGATGTAATAAAAACTGTGTTTGCTAATTCAAGAGATCTCAAGTTTATCTTTATGCTTATGAATAAGTTGATTGAAGCCAAACAAATGATCATCAACAAAATGAACAAAGCAAATTCTATTGGTACGTTCTTACGTTATTCAAATGGCCTCAAAGCAACAACACCAGAAGGTTTCGTAGCAATTGATCGAGATGGTAACTCAGTAAAGCTAGTTGACCGTCTTGAGTTCTCTCGTGCTAACTTTTCTCCAGATGTTCTCAAAGGCTGGCAGAAGTAATTTATAAATACTTAAAATTACATTAACCAGTTAGCGCTACGGGAAACCTGGGATGAAAGCTGTTTTCACATTCGGAAGAATGAACCCGCCTACGATTGGCCATCAAAAACTTGTCAAGAAGTTAGTATCTGTTGCAAAAGCAAATAGAGCTAAGCCATTTCTTTACCTGTCTCAAACACAGAACTCTAAGAAAGATCCTTTATCTTACAGTGATAAGATTCGGTTTGCTAAAAAATCTTTTCCAGAAGTAGAAGCGGTCAACACCTCTGCTCGTACAATCATAGAAGTCCTTAAAGAATTAGAAAAGAAAGGATTCACAGATCTTACTTTAGTAGTTGGATCTGACCGTGTCAGAGAGTTTCAAACTCTTATCAACAAGTACAACGGCAAAGAGTATAACTTTGATTCTATTAATGTAGTTTCAGCTGGTGCTAGAGATCCTGATGCTGAAGGTGTGGAAGGCATGTCTGCATCTAAGTTAAGACAGCTTGCAGTATCAGGTTTGGAAGATCAGTTTAAGACCGGTCTTCCTGAAAAACTATCAGATACAGATAAGAAAAAGATATACAATCTAGTCAGAAAAGGATTGAACGTGTCAGAAGAATTAGAAGAAAAAGTATTGACTCTTCAACAGAGAATGAAGAAAGCAAGAACTATGAAACGTCTTGCTCCAAGATTTGCTCGTCTTCGTAAAATTAAAGCAAAAAGAATGGCGGATCCCAAAAGATTATTGCAAAGGGCCCGCAAACAAGCGATTAACATAATGAGAAAGAGAATGGCTGGTGAACGAGGTGGGCAATATGCTAACCTTTCTCCTGCTGCTAAAATTTCGATTGATCAACTTATAGATAAAAAGAGACCTGTCATTGACAAATTGGCTAAAAGATTGCTTCCTAAAGTTAGAAAGTCTGAAGTCGAGAGACTTAAAAAAGCCAGAACTCCAAAGAATGAGGCTACTGAAGTTCCACAAGATCAAGATGTAAAACAAAGAGCAGGTTCACAGCCAGCAAAGTATTACAAAGGTCTTGCCAAGAGCACCAAGAAAGCTCGTGACACACACTTTGACAAGTATGAAAAGAAGCCAGACGACGATCCTTCAGCATACAAGCCAGCTCCTGGTGATAAACGTGCTAAGACTAAGCCTTCTGTTCATACAAAGAAATACAAGCAGATGTTTGGTGAGGGGATGCCTGATCAAACAGATGACGTTCAAGATATCGTACCAGGAATGATGACAGTGTCTAGAATCTCCAGCTCTTACAAAAAGAAGTTAAATGCAGAGTTTGAAAAGCTCGATGAAATTTCATATGCTTCTAGAACAAAAGAAAGACACGCTGCAGAAAGAGAAAGATTAAGAGATACTCATCGCAGAGAAAAAGAACAAATGAAGCAACGTCATGCTCGAGCTGTTGATAGAGCTCAAGTACGTGATGTTCGTTCTGAAGAATATTTCGAAGAAGGTGTTAATGATCCATCTATCTTCAAAGCAGTATTTCTTGCTGGTGGTCCAGGATCAGGTAAATCGTTTATTATTGGACAGACTGCATTGATACCATTGGGTTTCAAATTGATCAATTCTGATCCAGCTTTTGAAAGAGCATTGGAAAAAGCTGGCTTGGATAAAGGAAAGCCAGAGGATATTTACTCTCCACAAGGTCAGGCTGCAAGAGGTCGTGCTAAAGCTCTTACTAGCAAGCAAATGAAGTTGGCTATTGATGGACGATTGGGCTTAGTTATTGATGGCACAGGTAAAGATGCTTCAAAGATAAAAACTCAAGCCAATAAGTTAAAGAAACTTGGTTATGAAGTTGCGATGATATTTGTAAACACTGATCTGGAGACAGCACAGGCTCGTAACATGAAGCGCGATAGAACTTTGCCAGCAGATGAAGTTGAATCAATGTGGAACGAAGTGCAATCAAACCTTGGTACATTCCAGAGCATGTTTGGTAAAAATATGTTCATAATTGACAACTCCGAAGATTCTGATTATGCTGGACAGTCGAGAAAAGTTTATAATAAGATCAAGACGTGGGCTGCTACTGAACCACGGATGCCACAAGCCAAGGCTTGGATCAATGCTCGTAAGAGTGTAAATGAAGAGTTTGAATCTTTAATGATTAACGAATCTTTTGAAGAGCAATTAAGACAACAAAAAGGTCGTTCTTCCATCGTACCTAGAGACAATTATACGCTAGAAGAAAAGTCTATTGCTGGTCTTAAGAAAAAGTCTGAAAAGTCTGGTGTTCCATACTCTATCTTGAAGAAAGTATATGATAGAGGGATGGCTGCTTGGAAAACTGGACACAGACCTGGTACTACACCACAACAATGGGCTTTTGCTAGAGTTAATAGTTTCTTAACAGGTGGCAAGACAAGAACAACAGCTGATAAGGACTTGTGGGCAAAAGCAAGTGCTGCTAAGAAATCAAAGAAAGAATCAATGAGAGTTGGACCTTACATGTCCAAGGTCTCAGAAGAAGTTCAGTCTCTTGATGAATCTTTCCAGATAGCTTTCGAAACTGGTGCTGGGATGGGTGAAACCCATTTTGCTAAAGATCTTGGTATCCAGTTTGAAAGAGGATATCAAGACCACCCATCAATTACAGAAGACTGGTTTTCTAAGTTGATGAATAAGTATCTTCTTAAGCCAAGAACGTATCAGACTGCTAAGCAGATTCTTAGACAAGTACTTGATCGTAAAAAGAAAGAAGGTCAGTTAAAGCATTCAATTGAATACTATGCTCAACGGATTGCACAGAATTTTAAAGGTGTGGATGCTAGAGAGCTGGCAAAAATGGTTACAGAAGAACATGGTGCAGGAGAAGAGGGTACTGATGAGCTCGTCAAGAAGTACGTCAAGGACACGCCGCACATGGAGATCCAGCGTGAGGAGGAAGACTGGGAAGAGTTCGAAGCTATTTGCGAAGACTGCATGGTCGATCTTCCCTTGGTCGAATCAGAGTACGAAGGAAAAAAAGTAACTCTCAATGATCCTATCCGTAGTTCGAAAGGACCAAAGAAGTTTCATGTATTTGTTAAGAACGATAAAGGCAATGTAGTCAAGGTAAACTTCGGTGATCCTAACCTGTCGATCAAGAGAGACGATCCTGATAGAAGAAGAAGTTTCAGAGCAAGACATAACTGTGACAATCCAGGTCCTAAATGGAAGCCTCGTTATTGGTCTTGTAGAATGTGGACAAAAGGTAAAAAAGTAAGCGATTTAGATTAATGAAAATAGGTTTGATTAATAGTACAAGCAGCCAGATTTATACTGATGCTTGGAATGGTTTTGCTAGATTTGGAACTCCTCTGTATTTTGAAGACAGACAATTGGATCCTAAGTTAGCTGAATGTGATTTATATGTGTTAAATGGTAATAACTATGAAGACAGGCCTGCTAAGATGTTCGCTTACAAAAGTGGTAAGCCAATAATTCATGTAACAGGATGTTTGTTTGAAGTTAAAAATCCAACAAAATACGTAAGAGTTAACGTAAATGGATTTGTAAACAATATGGCTACTTTACCAGATGCCAATTATGATAGATGGGATCAAATAAAAAAGTTTTTTAAGTTTAAAGATATATTTAAAAAGCGAGAAGGTGAGGGTATTGTTTTTGCGCTCAATGCAATTACTTCTCCCGCACAATTCGAAAACTTAGAGGATTGGTTGTACAACAATGTAGAGAAGGTTGCAAAGGAAACAGATCAACCAATTTATATTAGACAACACAGAAAACAAAAAAAACCGTATGGTAAAAAATATAGACAGATGATTGATGATTTTAAAGTTCATCAGATATTAGACAGCAAGCATGCAGATGTTCCAAAAAACTTTGCTGCTACGGTTACGTATACAACAACATATAGTGTTAAAAGTTTAATGTATGGAACGCCAACAATTTGTACTCATCCTGGAAATTTTGTGTACGATATTACAAAAAACGAACCGACTTTAGACAACTTAAGTTGGTATCCTGATGAAGATAGTTTGACATACCATTATGCTAGATTGGCAAACATGTTATGGTCTGTAGAAGAAATTAACAGTGGAAAGTGTTGGGAAACATTGAGTAGATATCTACAAAGTAATCCTCAACAAAATTATAATTGGATAGGAGTTTAGTTATGGAACCAGTAAACATTTACGTTGGATGGGATAGTAAAGAACCAGAAGCGTACGAAGTATGTAAGTACAGTATTGAAAAATATTCTTCTATTCCAGTTAAAGTACATCCGCTTAAAATTAATGCATTGAGAAAGGATAGGTTGTATTGGAGAGAAGAGGATATTGGATCTACAGAATTTACAATTTCAAGATTCCTAGTTCCCCATCTTAACCATTACAAAGGACCAGCGTTATTTTGTGACTGTGACTTTTTATTTTTAACTGATATCAAAGAATTGTTCGATCAATTTGATAATAAAAAAGCTATTCAGGTGGTCAAGCATGATTACAACCCTCCTGAAAAGACGAAATTCTTAAATAATGTACAACATCAATATCCTAGAAAGAACTGGTCAAGTTTTGTATTATGGAATTGTGATCATCCTGCTAATGCAGAAATGTCACTATTCAATGTAAATAATGCATTACCAAGTACGTTGCATCAATTTAAATTTTTGAAAGATGAAATGATTGGAGAGTTAAACCACGAGTGGAATTGGCTCGAGGGTCACTACAAGGAGCCCAAAGACGGTTCTCCAAAAGCGATCCACTACACTCGAGGTGGTCCATGGTTTGAAGAATGCAAAGATGTAGAATACGCAGAACTTTGGAACGAACACTATAAAGAACTTACGGAGAACCAAAATGTCAAGATCGCTTGAAAACTCAATCAGAGAAATAATGGCATCAGCCTATATCACTGAAGATGAAACTAAGGACAGAGGTGAGTTAATGATAGGAAACTATCAAACTCGTCACTTCGATATGTGTCCATCAGCTACAAAGCTGTATAAAAATATCGAGAACAAAGTTGATGATATGGACCTAGCCGTCCGTTCAGCTAAGTTACAAGACAACCTTTTCCGTCTTGAAAAAGAAGCTATTGATGATAACGAAGCTGATCAGGAAGTGGTCAATAGTGCTCAGAATCTAGCTGATCAAATAATGAAGATGGCTAAGATGATGGGCATGGAAAAAGAACATGACTATATCTCGATGCACGTCGACAAGATCAAAGAAATTGCTGATTCTGATGACGATGATGATATGGATGAACAAAAAGACAAGCCCCCATTTACACCAGATCCCAAAAGATCAGGTCCTCGCAAAGACAGATTTGGAAACGTAATCAAAACAAAAAATCTTCCAAAGCATCTGGCCAAGAAAGGCATGAGAGGCGAAGCTGTTGATCCTACAGATACCGGTGGTGAAGAAGAAATGAAGATGATGATGACTCAAGTCAATCAAATTCGTCATTACGTCGACGGCATCGAGAAGATGATCAAAGCTGATGGTGATATGGAAGAATGGGTACAGAACAAGCTCACTAAAGCTACAGATTACCTCAAATCAGTATATGGTTATAAGACTGGAAAAAGTGGAATGACAGAAGAAGCTAATCCTAAACTTCTCGCAGCTCTTAAGAAGAAGCTAAAGGATGAAGGCGGTGCAGCTGGTTTTGAGCCACTGAAAGATATTGCAAAGTCTATGGATGTAGATTTGACTCCAGCAATGCTGAAAGGTATGGATGGAATTAAGCAACACAGAGATGGAGACTACATCTTAGAGAATGTTGAGCTTGAAGAGGGCTTTGATGCAAAGAAAGCAACTATGGCTGCTAAAGAGATCAGAGACTACGCAAGAAAGAGCGGTGGGATTGATAAAAAAGACTTTATGAAAGCTGCCGATAACATTGAGGCAATTGCCAAAGCTAATTTGATGACAATGAGTACTGCTTTAGATAAATTTAACAAACACTACAGACCTTTGGATACAAGTCCCCGTGAATACATTTTTAGTGTTCTAAGAAAGCATGGTATGATTGCTGAAGGAAAGACTCAACTTACTGAACCTGCTGATTCTGTAGCTCAACAACAAGCTGCTGGTGCTGCATTATCTGCTAAACGTGGAGAAACTGATCCTTCTAAGCTCCAAGGTGCGTCAAAGCAAATGTATGATACAATGACAACAAAAGAACTCGATAAGATTGCAAGTACTAAACATGATGATCTTCCAAAGAGAGTTCAGAAAGAGTCATATGTACAAAGACTTATTAAAGAGCGGTTGTCTAAAAAATCATAAATATAATAAAACTATAGGAGTTTATTGTGGACCTTCACAAGAGATTAGGGATTTCAGACAGCCTGCTTGATGCTGTGAAATCTATTACAGAAAAGAAGAAGATGGATCCTGTTGATCCTAAAGCGAATCAGAAAGATTTTGATGATCGCAAGGATAAGGACATCGACAATGATGGTGATGTAGATAAGACTGACAAGTATCTTCATAGACGCCGTAAAGCAGTGACTAAAGCTGTTAAAGGTGAAAAAAAGAATGGTAAAAAGGATCAGGTTGAAACAGAACCATCTTTGGATAACGAAGTAGGTGTAAACGAAGAGAAGAAAAAGATCTCTAAGAACTATGCCAAGATGTTGAAGTCTCAGGGTAAGTTTGATTCTTCTAAGTATGAAGTCGAATCTGCCACTGGAGTTGCTGATCAAGCTGTAGACAAGCATAACTGCGCTACTCATGTATATCACGAACAGTTTGGTGAAGGTCAGACAATCTTCTCTATGCATGCTGATCCAGACGAATACGGTTTGATTGAATGGTACGATGTGATGTTCGAACATGGTATTGAGAAGAGAGTACCAACTTCTGAAATGAAAGTTAAAAAAGAATCATCACATATGAACCATAAAAAGAAAAAGGGAGAATAAAGATGTCTGCATGGGGCAACAATGACGATGTCACATCAGTAGGAACAGTTGACCTAAGTGGACTGACTGTTTCTAACTCTGCTGGTGTAGATACATTTTTTGCAAATAACTTGGCTGTAGGCCAGGTAATCAGAATCGTAGGGGCTGGTTCAGCTGTTATCTCTTCGATTACTGACGATACAACACTCACTCTTGTTTCAAACACAGAGATTGATGTTGGTACTATTACAGGAGCTGAGTACACAGTTTCTGAAAAACCAAAAACAGTAGTTGATACTGAAACTAACATATTAGCAAATAACGTATTTGGTGTAGATACCACAGAAGCAACTCTTGGAATCGCTAGAGTTACAGAAATTACTATTGCTGCAGCTGGAACAGGTTATGTCAATAACGAAGTAGTAGTTGTATCTGGCGGTACCTCTACTGTAGCAGCTAACGCTACTGTAACTACTAATGACCAAGGCGTTCCAGCAAGTGTTGTGTTGGGTCAGGGTGGACGTTATTCAGTACTTCCGGATACTCCTGCTGCAACAACAGGTGGAAGTGGAAGTGATCTTACATTGAACCTTACGTTCTCTGAAACTGTAACTGCTAACGTAACTCATGCTGGCTGGGTTCACAGAATTCCAACGTATACAGATGCTGATGGAAATGTGAGAAACAAGTCAGAGGTATTGGTTGCGATGTCAACTATTACCAGTGATGCAGATGATGATGCTGAATATCCAGAAGCATAAGGAATAAATTATGGCTGATAGAAAAGTATCAGAGCTACCTACACTGACTACTGCAGCCGGTGATGATATTCTCTATGTTGTTGATGCAGGAGGAGGCACTCCAGTCAGCAAGCAGATCTCACTCAATGACTTTTATGCTACAGTTCCAGCTAATACTACTTTTACTGGAACTGTTACTGCTTCAAGTACAGTGGATGTGAGTAATGGAATAGTCACACTTTCCACTCCTACAACTGTTTCTTCTAACAATGCAACAACCCAACTTGGTGCTGGAAGACAGGGTAGTATTTTTTGGGACGAAGACTTCTTATATGTTGCAGTTTCAAATACAGTAATCAAGAGGGTAGCATTAAGCGTATTCTCCCCATAAGGTAAAAAAATAATAATGACACTTGATGAAGGGAACTTTTCGTTATTTGCTGCAAAATATTATGAAAATAACAATTGCACAGATATTCTTGAATTTCATGATGACTTAAATAGAATAAAATATATAAAAAGACTACTTAAGGTTTATCGTGAAACTGGTGAGTTGAAAGAAAGATTGATCCTTAATCATTTGATTACTCTTTATAATGTTTTTTATCATGAGGCTTGCACAAAGATGATTGTGTTCAAGTTGTATGAAGATATTCACGTTATAAAGTCTTTTTTACAATACTTAAACTTTTGGCCAGAAAAAATAGAGGGGTTGGGACTAGCGAATCTTACAATACATGATGATGAAATAGAAAGTGATTCATTTGTCGATTCAATCCTAGAAAAGATATGAGCCAAGCAGTAGATTTATTTGTCCTTTATAAGCTGATCAGAGCAATTAGTACTCCGTTCGATGAAACTGATGCTTATGAACTTGGTCTGATTGATGATAAAGGTAAACTTCTTAAAAAGCCCCGTACCAGTGAAGAGAAGGATGCATATGGTCCTTTTGATCGAGTTGTCTTTAACATTAAGAGAATTTTGCAGAGGGTAGGACTGGATAGAAGATATGCAACCTATGCCGGTGCTCTTGCATTGATGAAAGAAAATGCTAAGGACATGTCAATATCTGAACTCGAGAGTTTAGTTCTTCAAGAATATGCTTATGTACAAAAAAACTCGAACAAAACTTTCAAACAACTTAAAGACGAAGTTACTGCTACTGGTCCTGCTATCGCTGGCACTGGCGATGATCCTGTTCATTGGGGAAAGCCTAAAGGACAGAGAGGTCGCCCGAGAGCAATTGGAAGATCTATCAGCGGAACACAATTCCTTAGAAGAAAGAAACGTAACAGTGCCAACACAGTGAGCAGCTCATATCCTCGTAACGCAGGGAAGGTGGAATAATGTCGTATCTAAAATATGTTAATGATGAAAAGTTAAACGTTGCAAGAGGTCTTGTAAGAGATGCTGAAGTTCGTAACATATTTGGTTTTAATACTCAACTAGGTACAACATATAGACCACTGTGGGAAAGAACTTCTAGCTATACCTATCCAACCTCTAACACAGTAATGGGTATTAAGAGCACAGAGAATGAAGATAGTGTTACAGTGAGAGTAGTGGGATTAGACTCTAACTATGATATTATTTCTGAAAATGTATCAGTTAATGGATCATCTAATACAGCACTGACAACCCCATTCTTTAGAATAAATGATATGATTACTATTGCAGGTAACAATACTGCTAATGGTACAATTACTCTGACGGGTGGATCTACAGTATATGGACAAATAAACCCAAACACTGGAAGAAATCAAGCATCTATCTTTACAGTACCTCGAGGATATAAATTTTATCTTAACAGATTATCTGCTTTTTGTGCAACAGCTGCTATTAATAACAGAACACTATTCTTTAGAAATCGTGTAGTTACACCAGAGGGTATTGAATTTAATGTAGCTGAAACTACATTTTTAGAACAAATGATTATCGATAGACAATATCCTTTTGTATATGATGAAAAGTATGATATTCAATTTCAAGGTAAAGCTAGTGCCGGTACTCAGGAATATGGTATATTTGGGGAAGGCGTACTCATCAACGAAAGCGGTATTGGCTTACGATGAAAGAAGATTTTACTCAACCTGCTAAGCCAGGTTCGAGACCAGGCTCTATTAAGAGAAAAGCTGCTTCTTACTTAGGTAAGGGTGCAGGTGATAAATTAACTAAAAGTGATGCGAATAAACTTATTGCTATTGCTAGACGATTGAAGAGTAAGGGAGGCGCAGATAAGAAGCGGGGTATTCAGCTTCAGCGCCAGGCTAACTTTATCAAAAATATGGTGGTAGACGATGTACAAAGGGCATCACTTCGCGCAAGTCGCAAAGGCAGCGTATCTTGAAGATACTCCTGCAAGGTTTAAAGAGTTAGGGTATACATCTTGTAAGTTTTATGACAACAATGGTGCTGAAGCATATGTTGCATGGAATAGCAAACAAATAACAATCGCATTCAGAGGCACCGAGCCAACAGAATTTAGCGATATCAAAGCAGATCTCAACGCATTACATTTTCACGGGTATCACAAAGGGTTCTATACTGAATACCTGAAGAACGCCGATACAATCTTAGAACAAGTTATTTCACTTCTGAAAAGAAAGGAGAGACCAATCTATGTGTGTGGACACTCGCTCGGTGGTGCTATTGCAACTGTCTTCGCTGATATTAATGATGATATTGTAGAAGAGGTATATACATTTGGAGCTCCAAGAGCACTTACTTGGAGACGTGCAAAGGAATTCAAAGCAAAGCATATTCGTTATCGTAATAATAACGACATTGTACCAACAGTACCATTCTGGTTTATGGGCTTTGGTCACACTGGAGAACTTCGTTACATTAACTTCTACGGAAATGTCAGGAAACTCACTCCTTGGCAAAAGTTAAAAGATCAGTGGAGAGGTCGTATTGACTCATGGAAGCAAGGAAAGCCATTCGATGGTATTAGCGATCATGATATCAGTGCTTACATTGCTCACCTAGAGGATGGAAAATGATCGAAAGACTGTTTGACGATACTTTATGGATATATACTGCTATACTAGGATCATTAGCAGGTGCAGCGTTCCTTGCTTATTTCAAGGAAACAAAAGCAGGTCTTTGGTGTTATGCAAAGCTAGACCAAACTCTAGACTTCTTAGTAGCTAGATATGGGTGGACTTGGTTAGAACAACCTACCGATGCGTGGAGAAAAAAGTATCCTCACGTAACTAAAAAAATAGACGAACTCGAAAACAGAATTGCTATATTGGAGGCAAAGAATGCAACTAAGTAAAAACTTTTCAATGGCCGAATTTACAAAGTCACAGACTGCAGAGCGTAAAGGTATTGACAACACTCCACAGGGAGAGCATCTCGAAGCAGCTAAGGCTTTGTTTGAAAATGTTGTTCAACCGGTCCGTGACCAGTTTGGACCAACTGTAATCAACTCTGGTTATCGTTCACCTGAGCTTAACGAAGCAGTTGGTGGCTCTTCTCGTTCACAGCACTGTAAAGGTGAAGCGGCTGACATCGAAGTACCAGGAACTCCTAATGCAGAGCTTGCAGAGTGGATTCGTGATAACTTAGAGTTCGATCAGTTGATCCTTGAGTTCTATACTCCTGGTATTCCAGATTCAGGTTGGGTTCATGTATCTTACAAAGCAGATGGATCAAACCGTAGATCTATCCTCACTGCTACACGTGTAGACGGTAAGACACAATACTCTGAGGGGATCAACGCATAATGTTTATGACATTAGGTTTTATTGTTGGATTTGCCGCTGGCTGGATTATTCGTTGGAAGCTAGACGGTATTATTGATTTTGCAAAAAGGTTTAAGAAGTAATGGGAATGAAGTTGGCGGCCATTATGGCCGTCTTGATGTTTGCTATGGGTGGTGCGTTCTATTGGTACTACAATGATACTCAAGAACGCATCGGTGTATTGAGAGAGAATAATGCTAAACTTGAAACTGCAATTGCAATCAGTGAGGAGAGTATCAAAACTCTCCAAGCTGATATGGAAAGGTTTGCTGAATTGAATAAGCAGCTGACTGGACAATTACAGAAAGCAGAAGCATATGGAGATGATTTAAGATCTAAGCTCAGAGAGCATGATTTGACATCATTGGCGATTACAAAGCCAAAATTATTAGAAGGTAAGATGAATGGTGCGACAGCAAATTTGTGGCGTGATATCGAAAAGGACACTGGTGGTGATGGGGATGCTCCTCTTCCTCAGTGGTTGCAGCCTGTTCCCGAGTCCGGAACCGGAAGTGCAGGTAGTGACGAAAATCGAGAAGACCCAAGTACCAGTAGTGGAAAGGCCGAAGCCAGTCCAGCTAGTTGATACTAAGATATACGTAGTAAATCAAGAAAACCTTGAACAGTTTATTGTTGAGTTCAAGGAACAACACGGTGAACTAGCATTTGTTGGTTTATCGATCAGAGACTATGAAAACTTGGCATTGAATATTGCTGATATTAGACGTTATGTCAATCAGCAAAAAGAAATTATTTTATATTATGAACAAGCGTTAACTCCTGAGGCTAACAAGGATGATGTCACAGTTAGCGAAACCGAGTTAAAATAAATAGATGTAAATGATTGTTTTTTATTATTGTACTTTGAGTTTGTTACAGATATAATAATAAGGATAATCAAATGGCAGATAAAGAACAGAAGGTCCTTGAAAGCGGATCTATCTTTGAATACTTAGATACAGACGGTGATGGTATCATCACTGATGAAGAAATGGCTAGAGCAAAAGAGATTGCAGAGTTTGAACATAGAAGAGCGATGCAAGAAAATGAAGATAAGAAAGAAGATCAAATTCGTGCGATGGCATGGTTTGCTCTGTGGGGAATGTTATTGTACCCTGTCCTTATCCTTCTGACTTCTTTGTTCGGAGTTGATAAAGCAGCGCAGATTATTGGTGACATTGCTCCAACATACTTTGTTGCTATCGCTGGTTTGGTTGCTGCATTCTTTGGTGCACAGGCTTACTCAAAAGGTAAGAGTGGTTCATCTGGAACATCTGGACCACCAGCTTAACAATGGCATTTGAAGAAGAACAACATGAAGTTCGAACTGAAATCGAACTTTTGAAAAGAGATGTCAGTGGCCTTACTCAGGTCATTGACAAGCTCGACGTCACTATTGATAAATTAGCTGAAGTGTCGAATGGTCTTAACAGAATGATCTCTGTTCATGAGGAACAAATCACTCGCCAAGACCAGGCGGACAAGGAACTTTTTCAGCTAATGGAAACAAGAAGATTAGAAACAACAGAGCAGTACGAGACGTTGCAGAAAAAAATGTCTGAACAAAAATCATATCTCGAAAGTGAAGTTGAAAAAGTGTACGAAGATTGTATTGGTGAGATCAAAGGTCTTAGAAAAGATTCAGAAGAACAGCATCAACAGATGCTAACCCGATTCAATCAAATAGAAAAGTGGAAGTGGTTCTTAGTTGGTATCGCTTCAGCAGTTGGATTCATCATTGCACAGCTTCCATTCATTAGTGATATTTTATAGTTGACCTTTCTTTGTCTGCACTGTACAATCCACGGTGTAGCCGATAAAGGATAAAACTATATTATGAGTGAAGTGACTGATAGAATGTATCTCGGTCTTATTCAATCAAAGTTAGACCGTTTTGCCGTCAAACAAAACCAACCTTATCTAGCAAACTTCAGATGCCCATTCTGTGGCGATTCAAAGAAGAACAAATGGAAAGCTCGAGGATACTTATTCTCTAAGCCTGGTGGTTTATTCTACAAATGTCATAACTGTAATCACAGTACTAACTTTGCTAAGCTTCTAGAACATTTGGATCCTACTGTATACAGAGAGTATGCATTAGAGAAGTTCAAGGAAGGTAAGACCCGGTATGCAAACACGATTCCTAACTTTGAAAATTTTACTCCAAAGTTTGGTAGAAACCTTCTTGACAAGATAACTGTTCCTGCAAAAGGCAGTGTCGCTGAGTTATATCTAGAACAACGGAAGGTTCCAAAGTATTGGTGGGATCGTTTGCTTTATGTCGATGATATCCAAAAGTTGGAAGAGCTTTCTCCTAAGTATGAAGGTCGTATCATTGGGAACGAAGGACGATTAGTAATTCCGTTTTACAATAAAGAAAAACAATTGGTAGGTGTGACTTGCCGTGCGTTAGGCGACGAACGGTTACGATATATAACTGTCCGGATCAATGAAGACGACCCAATGATCTTTAACTTAGATCAGGTCCATGATGGTAAAGTATATGTGACGGAAGGTCCCATTGATGCGATGTTTCTACCGAATAGTGTAGCGGTAGGAAACAGTGACTTGAACTCGATAAACACCGCTTTACCAAAGAAAAATGTTGTGCTAGTGTTTGATAATCAGCCGAGGAATATCCAGCTGATCGATCAAATGCTTCAAGCAGCTGATCAGGGTTTTAAGGTCGTTGTCTGGCCAGAAAGATTGCCATACAAAGATATCAATGAAATGGTGATAAATGGTATTGACAATGTTCAAAAAATCATAGATAATAATACGTTTAATGGTTTAGAGTTGATCTTTAAGATCAGTGATTGGAGAAAAGTTTGAACATAGCTACTATTACATCTATGAACCGCAAGTACTACAATCGTGTAGGACAACGGATGATTGAAAGCTATCAGGAAAATTTTGACATCCCTTTGATTGTGTACTGGGAAGGTGATGATCCTCCGGCCGGAGTTGAGTGTATTGATCTTCTTAAAGAAACTAATGTTAGTCAGTTCAAAGATCGTCATAGAAATAATCCACGAATAGATGATTTTCATCTTGGTGCAATTAAGTTTGCTCCAAAGAGTTATTCTGTGATTCATCGATTGAAAAATTCAAACACTGATTATACAATATGGCTCGATGCAGACGTTTTTGTACATTCTAAGATTGATAAACACTTCTACGAACAAGTTATAGATTCATCTAAAATGGCTACTGTACTTGGCCGAGAAGACAATTATTTGGAAAGTGGTTTTGTTGTATATAATCATCACCATCAACAAATTAAAGAATTTACAGATAAGTATGAAGCGTGTTACGAAAATGATGAAATCTTTAAAATTCCACAATGGCATGATGCGTTCGTCGTCGATTGGATTATGAGATCAATGAAAGCAGAACTCCACAATCTTACACCCCACGGAAGACGTTACGATCACGTATTCGTTGACAGTATACTTGGTGACTACATGGATCATATGAAAGGTCCTAGAAAAGATAGAGGGAGTTCAAAGTTGAGTGACATGAAAACCAGAAAATCTAATAACAAATATTGGCAAGGGAAGTGATATGAAAATCAAAGAATTTGTGAATGGTAAAACAAAAAAGAAAGCAATCATCAAACAGATTAACAATGGTTACTTTGTAGACTTGTTTAAGGAACAAGAATTGGTTCGGACAGTTGATGTTTCAACTCATAGTTATTACTATGCTGAAGATGTAGCAGAGAATTGGTTGAGTGGTATTTTACGATGATCGATCCAGTAGATTTTTTCATTGCTATTTCTATAGGTCTCGTAATTGGTAGCGCTGTCAGCTACGCTGCTTGGTATTACATTACAAAATAAAAACGGAGAACACAATTGTCAACTATCCACGTAGTCAAGCGGGATGGTTCTAAGGAACCTCTTGATCTTGATAAGTTTCATAAAGTTGTCATGTGGGCATGTGAAGGTATAAAGGGCGTCTCTCCTTCTGAAATCGAAATCAGATCACATGTCCAGTTTTATGACAACATTAGATCAGATGATATCCAAGAGACGCTGATCAAAGCAGCTGCTGATCTTATCAGTGAAGAGACTCCTAATTATCAGTTTGTAGCAGGAAGGTTGATTAACTATCATCTTCGAAAGAAGGTGTTCAATGGATTTGATCCTATCGATCTGTACTCTCATGTTGTTGGTGTTTGCGCTAAAGGATTCTATACGACAGAATTGTTGAACTGGTATACGCCTGAAGAATTTCATCAGATGAATTTATTCATCGATCATTCACGTGATGATTATTTTACGTATGCTGCTATGGAACAGTTTCGTGGAAAGTATCTTGTACAAAACAGAGCAACAAAAGAAATCTTTGAGACTCCTCAAATAGCATACATGTTGATTGCTGCTACTCTATTCCATGCATATCCTAAAGAGAAAAGGATGCACTGGATTAAAGATGCATACAATGCATTCAGTAACTTCGATATCTCTCTTCCTACACCTATCATGTCAGGGGTGAGAACACCTCAGAAACAGTTCTCATCATGTGTTCTCATTGAGACTGATGACTCACTTGATTCAATCAATGCAACCGCTTCTTCGATTGTAAACTACGTGTCAAAGAAGGCTGGGATTGGAATTGGTGCTGGAAGGATCCGTGCTATCGGGTCTCCGATCAGAAGTGGTGATGCAACACACACTGGTGTGATCCCATTCTACAAACATTTCCAGAGTGCTGTTAAGAGTTGCAGCCAGGGTGGTGTCAGAGGTGGTGCAGCAACATTGTACTATCCAATCTGGCACCTAGAAGTAGAAGATCTTCTTGTCCTTAAGAATAATAAAGGAACAGAAGACAATCGTGTCCGCCATCTTGATTATGGTGTTCAGTTTAACAAGGTGATGTATGAACGACTTATTAGCGGAGGCGATATCACGCTATTCTCCCCGCACGATGTACCGAGACTTTACGACTTGTTCTTTACAAGTACCGAAGATTTCAAAGTCGAATACGAGGCAGCAGAACGACGAACTGATATACGAAAGAAGTCGGTGCCGGCAATCGATCTGTTTTCAGCCTTCATGCAAGAAAGGAAGGATACTGGACGTATATACTTGATGAATGTCGATCATGCAAATGATCACAGTTCGTTTATTGTAGACAAAGCTCCTATCAAACAGTCTAACCTCTGTTGTGAGATCGATCTTCCAACGAAGCCTTTGAAACACATCTTTGATGAAGAAGGTGAGATCTCTCTGTGCACACTTGCAGCAATTAACTGGGGTAACATTAAGCGTCCAGAAGACTTCCGAAAGCCATGTGAGATTGCAGTCCGTGCTTTGGATGCTCTGTTAGACTATCAAGAGTACCCTTTGATTGCGGCAAAAAGGTCCACAGAGTTAAGACGTCCATTGGGCATTGGCATCATTAATTTTGCGTATTGGCTAGCTAAGATTAATTCTACATATACGGAACCAGACTTACAGACGATCGATGCATTCAGTGAAGCATGGTCTTACTATCTGATCAAAGCGAGTGCCGACCTTGCAAAAGAAAAAGGACCATGCCTTGCTAACGACGAAACAAAATACAGTCTTGGAATTCTTCCCATCGATACATACAAGGAAGATGTAAAAGACCTTGTTAAACACAAGGAAAGAATGCCTTGGAACGAGTTGAGAGATCAGCTTAAAGAGACAGGAATTCGTAATAGTACTTTAATGGCTTTGATGCCAGCTGAGACATCAGCACAGATCAGTAATGCTACAAACGGAGTAGAGCCACCTAGAAGCTATGTTTCAGTTAAACAGTCCAAGCACGGTGTCCTCAAACAAGTCGTCCCAGAAATCAGACGACTTAAGAATAAGTACGAACTACTATGGGATCAGAAATCTCCTGAAGGGTATCTGAAGATCATGGCGATCCTTCAGAAGTATATCGATCAGGGTATTTCTGTCAATACTTCATACAATCCAAGGTTCTATGAAGATGAAAAGATTCCTATGAGTGAGATGTTGAAGCATTTGATTATGTTCTACAAATATGGGGGTAAGCAGCTGTACTACTTCAATACGAATGATGGTGCAACTGACGAATACGAAGAAGAAAAACCAACAACAACTCAGGTAGACGATGAAGCCTGTGACAGTTGTGTACTTTAGGAGAAGACATGTATTCTGTTTTCGATCAGACTAATAAGAAAGCTCAATATGATAACAAAATGTTTCTTGACGAGTCAGGTGGCGTTACAGTTGCTCGATATGACAAAGTCAAGTACCATCAGTTCGACAAGCTGACAGATAAGCAGCTTGGGTTCTTTTGGCGTCCTGAGGAAGTAGATATCCTCCGTGATGCAAAGGACTTTAAGGATCTGACTGAACATGAACAACACATCTTTACGTCGAATCTCAAGCGTCAGATTCTGTTAGACAGTGTGCAAGGAAGAAGTCCAAACATGGCTTTCCTTCCTGTTGTTTCTATTCCAGAGCTTGAAACATGGGTAGAGACTTGGTCGTTCTCAGAAACTATTCATTCACGTTCATACACTCATATCATCCGTAACATCTACAGCGATCCTTCTGTTGTATTTGACTCTATGTTAGAGATCGACGAGATTGTCAACTGTGCAGAAGATATCTCAAAGTACTACGATGATCTGATCGAGTATGCATCGTGGTATAACTTGTTAGGTGAAGGTACTCATACTGTCAATGGTAAAGAAGTTAACATTGATAAGTACGAATTGAAGAAGAAGATCTGGATGGCTATCAACTCAGTCAATGCTCTTGAAGGGATTCGTTTCTATGTCAGCTTTGCTTGCTCTTGGGCTTTTGCAGAACTTAAAAAGATGGAAGGGAATGCTAAGATCATTAAGTTCGTTGCAAGAGACGAAAACCTCCATCTTGGTTCTACACAACAACTAATTAAACTTCTTCCAAAGGATGATCCTGACTTTGCTAAGATCAGAGACGAGATGGAAGACGATGTACTTACAATGTTTGTCAAAGCTGTAGAGCAAGAAAAGGCTTGGGCAGACTACTTGTTTAAAGATGGATCGATGATTGGCTTGAACGCTCAACTCCTCAAGGATTATGTTGAGTGGATTGCTAACAAGAGAATGATTGCAGCTGGTATCAAGTCACCATACAAAGTACCACAAGCAAATCCTTTACCATGGACACAAAAGTGGATTTCTGGTGGTGAGGTTCAAGTAGCCCCACAAGAAACAGAAATCAGTTCGTATATTGTAGGCGGTGTCAAGAAAGACATCAACGATAAAACTTTTGCAGGACTATCACTCTAATGGACGAAGAAATCAAAACTCATACACTTAAAGAAGAGCGGTGCAACAATTGTGGTGCTGAATATACTTTATCTTTTGATAATGATTTTGACCTGACGCCCAACTATTGCCCTTTTTGCGGAGAAGAGCACGACGACTACATATTAGAAGAAGATGAATTGGAAGAGCTCGACTTTGATGAGGACTAATGTGGTACTATAATAATGAACCTTATGAAGACACCCCAGAAGAATATCAGGGGTTTGTCTATCAGATAACAGACTTGGTGACAGGAAAGAAATATATTGGAAAAAAGTTTTTTTGGAAACCAAAAACTCTTCCAGTCACAAAAACAAGAAAAAGACGTGTCAAGACCCGCACTGAGTCGGACTGGAGATCATATTATGGTTCCAGCAAAGAAGTTAAAGAACTTGTTGAATCTCAAGGACAAGACAAGTTCAAAAGAGAAATCTTAAGACTGTGTAAGACTAAAGGTGAATGTTCTTATTATGAAGCAAAATATCAATTTGATTTTGAAGTATTGTTTAGAGACGATTACTACAACGAGTTAATTAGTTGTAAGATTCATTCTCGCCATGTAAAAAAATGATTCATATAAAACATCTCAAAGGCCATTCTGGGTGTCAAGTAAGCCTTGTTCAACTCGAGGACAAGTATGCTGTGTTGAAAACTGGATCATATAAACTCCAGGATGCAGCTGCGTTACAGAACAGATTGAAAAACAATCGATTCAATATTCCTGAAATATATGAGTACTACAATGATGGGTACTTGATGGAGTATATTGATGGCGATGACATGTATACCTTCATAGAAAAAGCGTCTTGGGATGATATTGAATCGTTGTTTACATTTTTAAAAAGTACTTTACAATACTTCAAATCATGTACGTATCAGCATCAGTATAATTTTTATAACGATTATAATAGTAAAATAAACAACAATACATATTTTAGTTTACAACAAAAGCAAGTACTGTTGGACAATCTCCCGCCGTGCTTAGATCGTTCAATTATTCATGGTGATTTAACTCTTGACAATATCATCCACAATGATGGACAATTCTATCTTATTGATCCCAATCCAACTGAATTTGATAACTGGATGTTTGATGGATGTAAGTTAAGACAAGACTTAGATGGATACTGGTTTCTTAGACATAAAAACAATACAACAAGTCATAAGATTGTATGTAATTATCTTTCCGATAAACTAAAAGCTGAGTTTCCGGAACTCGCTAACAATTATGTGTATTCGTTTATGTTATCAAGGGTCCATCCGTATTGCAAAGACAAAGTGTCTTTAAATTTGATTGAAAGAGAGTTGGAGAGAGTATGGCAGTTGTAATACCGTGTGCTGGACAATCTAGTAGATTTCCAAACATGTTACCAAAATATTTACTGGAAATGCCTGATCAACGGTTGATGTTTGAACATGCAGTAGAAAAATGGGCTGATTGTATTGATCAAAAGATTATTTTTGTAGTATTGAAAGATCATGACATCAAGTATAACAGCAGTGAGATTATCAAGTCTAAGATATCCAATGCACAAATTGTATTAGTTGATCCAACAAAAGGACCTGCTGAAACTGTTTACAGAGCCTTAGAATTTGTTGATGAAAACGAATGTTTGTTTATTCAAGACGTAGACAGTCATTTTAACTTTGACAAGATTAACGAAGATGTTATCAACTTTGTATGTACTGTAGATTTGAGAGATCGGTTGGACACTACACGAGTAGCTGCTAAAAGTTTCGTCACTGTAAACGAGCAAGATATTGTTACGAACATAGTAGAAAAATCTGTTGTCAGTAATTTTATTATAGTAGGAGGATACTTTTTTTCGGCTGCTAAGATATTTAAATCTGCATACGAGTCTTTACAATTACAAGAAGAATTATTTGTATCTCATGTAATCAAACAATCAATGCAAGATCATGTGTTTCACAAAGTAAATGTTACTGATTACATTGATGCGGGTACAAAAGAAGATTGGGAAAAACTATATGAAACTAGCCGTAGTACTATCGGGTGAAGTAAGACATCTTGACAGGTTACTCGAAACTCACAAATATTTGTCAAAAGATAATCAAGTCGATTACTATTGCACTGTGTGGGAAAGAGATCAAGATAAGTTAGATGTTGTCAATAAACTTAACCCCGTATCTATTCAAACCATTGAAGAGGACAATGAACTTCTTCTCTCAAGTATTGATGTAGAAAAGGAAATCATTAAGAAGTTTAAAAAGAATCCAATTTTTATGCTTCCGAGAATTGAATTGTTATCAAAGATAACGTACTTGAATATTCCAAAAGTCGAGGAGTATGACTTTATTCTGAGATCTAGATATGACATTGAATACTGTACAGAGATGCCTTTTCATTTAGCAAAGGAACAGCCAGTATTTCAAAAAGCATACGGTAACACGAGGTTACCTGGAAATGTACCAGATGGTTTTTTTCTGGCGACTCCTGAACATTCAAGGATTTTGTATAATTTTTATGAGTGGATTGTTGAGGATTGTGTTAAAGAACTTCCAGCAAACTTTGAATTTAATCCAGAAGCTACGTTTGGTCATTATGTAAGGAATGTCTGTAATTTTAATCCTCAGATTGTAGATCAGTTAATTAAACCTCTTGGAAAGGGGATGGCTGCATCTAAAGTAGAGCGAAAGGTCAATCGTGCAAAAAGATACTTATTTGATCTTGCCAAATACCACAAAGAGTTGTATGATAGTGTTGAATTCTTTGGACATCGAAAATATGGGATCGATCCTAAAGCATATAAAAATGAGTTGAGGGAATTTTTTAGTGAAAAAAATAGTATGGTTTAGTGAATGGAAGAAGATGTATAAGCATCCTTTCCCTTCACGCTATCCTTTTGTAGAACAACCGTTCGAACAAGCTGTATCTGAAAACGATGCTGATGCATATGTTCAGGTTAACCTTCGTCATCCTTATCATGTCAAGGAACCATTTCGCGAACCATTCTATAAGTTCATTGAGCAGTCTGGCAAGCCTAAAATTGTTTTCGAAACAGCAGTTTTTCGTCAAGATGATCCAAACAAAACAAAAGAAAAATACATGAGGTTTTGTTGGAATAGCTATCTGTACAATGAAGGAGACTTTGGTCCCAGAGGTAATCCTGGTGACAGATTTCATAGACTTCAAGAAGAACAACAAATTAAAATTGATCCATGGAAAAAGTATCGTGGTAAATACATTCTAGTATTCTTACAACATATTATTGACACTAGTTTGTTTAGGATGATTGAGAAGTATGGATCTTTTTACAAATGGTTACATCACACAGTTAAATTAATCAGAGAGAACACTGATCTTCCTATTGTAATCAGACCTCATCCTAAACATGGAATGTACACACAGTTCTTTGAAGGTCATAGAATATCAGAAATCTTTAAGGAGTTTAACGATGTTAGGTGGTCAGAAAACATCGGACAAAGTAACCTTAGCGGAGGCGACTTTCTTAAAGCTGATCTTCGCGATGCTCACGCTGCAGTTGGTTGGACTTCTAACGCTCTTACTGAGGCTGCGTGTGCAGGAGTGCCAGTCTATCCTATGTCTGGCGGAGCTATGTGCACTCCTGTAGGATGCTTTGATTTTACTAAGATAGATAATAATGTAGAATGTGTCGATCGTAAGCAATGGTTATATGATTTAGCTTATTGTCAATGGACACGTGAAGAAGTATTGAATGGTACAGCATTTACACATATTATGAAGGACAAACAATGAGTGATCCCGTACGTATTTTTATTGGTTCATCAGCGAATGGCGAAGATGCTAAGATTGAGATAGCATACGAGCATTCGCTTCGGAAGAATGTATCACGTGATATTGACATCACCTGGATGCGACAGACAAACGATCATGATAGTTTCTGGTATACGAGAGCAACACAGAGATGGTCAACTCCTTTCTCTGGTTACAGATGGTACATTCCAGAAGCATGTGAATTCAAAGGACGTGCAATCTATACAGACTGTGATATGATTAACTATCGAGACATTGCAGAGTTATTTGATACTGACATGGAAGACAAGCCTATTGCTGCTCGTAAAGGTAATCGTTTTGGCGGTCATGAGTTTTGTGTAATGTTATTTGATTGTGAGAAGATGGAAGAATATACAGTTCCTGTTGCTCGTCAAAGAAACTTAGACACATACCATCATAGAATGATTAACAACTTCTCTGGTAATGATAATTTGGTCAAAGAGTTGGATCCTCGTTGGAATTGTTTAGATGGTGAAAACTATCCACTCGATGAGATTCATCAACTTCATTTCACTAAGATGAATAGTCAGCCATGGCAGCCAGCTTGGTTTGCTGGTCAATCAGAAGAGCACCGTAGACCAGATGTTAAGCAAGCATTTTATACAGCTTTTGAAGAGGCTGTGAGAGCTGGCTATGATGATAGAAAATTATTTAACGAACTCCAGGAAGATGTGGTAAACTATGACATCATCGGACAATAATTGGTTTCTTGTAGCAATCAATCCATGGTATAGAGTGGAATACAATCCAGTCACTAGACAGACGCGACACGTTAAACGATGAAAATAGTTTTAGTTACTGGGGGGTTTGATCCACTACATTCTGGCCACATTGAATATTTCAAAGCAGCTAGGGAATTAGGTGATTATCTAGTAGTTGGTGTGAATAGTGACGATTGGCTTACCCGCAAAAAAGGTAGACCATTTATGCCTATGGAAGAACGAATGTCTATAATTCAACACTTAGGAATGGTGGATCATGTTATAGATTTTGATGATCAAGATAATACTGCAGTGAATGCTATTTGTAAAATAAAAAATATGTGGAAAAATATAGACATTATTTTTGCAAACGGTGGTGATAGAACAGCAGAAAATATTCCTGAAATGGAATCATTTAAAGATGTTGAGTTTGTTTTTGGAGTGGGCGGTAACGACAAGAAAAATTCCAGTAGCTGGATTTTAAAACAATGGAGCCAACCTACTACAGAACGTGATTGGGGCACATATACGGTATTGGATAAAAACGGCGGTTGGCAAGTTAAAGAATTAGCTTTTCATATGGGAAAAAGTTTAAGCGATCAACGTCATTTTTATAGATCTGAGCATTGGCACGTTGTTCAGGGAACTATTAAAATGGATTTAGAATTTCCAAATGGAGACAGAGAAAGCAGAACCTATCATAAAGGTGAAAACATTGACATCCCAATTGAAACTTGGCACAAAGCAACTAATGTTGGTACCAATTCAGCAAAGGTGATTGAAGTCTGGTTAGGTGACAAGTTATCAGAAGAAGATATAGAAAGAAGAGATTGATGAAAGTAAACATTTACGCTAAGAGTGCTAATCATCCTCGTTTCGAAGAGATGCTAATGAAGTTTGCTACTGGAGTTCTTGACTCTGGCGACGATGCATTCTTTTCTTACGATGAGAAGTACTACGATTGTGATTGTGCTGTAATCTTTGGTTCTTGGAAAGACAGGGATGCACCACATCATAAACTCAAAAATAATATTGTCAAAAAAGCAAAGAACTTCATTGTAGTAGAAACACCTTTGATTGGAAGAGGCCCAGTTAGTGATGTGATGGGTGACAATTGGTACCGTGTTGGCCTCAATGGGTTTCTAGCAGATACTGGTAACTTTAACAATCAACACAAAGGAATGGATCGTTGGAACTTAATCAGAAAATATCTTGGTGTTGAGTTGTCTGGATACAATGATCTTCCTGGCGAATATATTATTGTTGCTCTTCAGCTACCAGGTGATGCCTCATTGAGAGGTGCAAGTATTGAAGACTGGTGTCATCAAACGTGTGAGGGTATTCGCGAACTCACAGACATGCCAATTGTTATTAGGACACCCCAGTTAGAAAGAGAATATAAAGCAGGACCACTTAAGAAGGCAACAAGTTTACCAAATGTGTCGATGGTAAAGGGTACTAAAGAGAATATGGTTCCTATGTTGAAAAAGGCTCACAGTGCTGTGACATATTCTAGTGGATTTAGTATCGATGCTTTAATTCACGGATGTCCAGTTGTTGCTATGGATCCTGGATCGTTTGTTTATTCTTTGGGTTCTAACAGTATTGAGAGTGCGGTAAATCCGAAATATTTAAACAGAGACCAACTTATGTTCAATCTATCATATGCTCAATGGCACATTAGTGAGATTGAAAATGGTTTGCCATGGAGACATTTGAGAGAACTACTATGACATTAGACGATTGGAAAGACGTTAAACTATTTGATCCACCGTATTCAGGTAATTCAGATAGCCACTTTAACAATACAATTAAACAGGATATTGATTATGGTTTGAGTTTGTGTGAAGTAGATGGTCTGTACATGGAGTTTGGAGTATTCAAAGGAACGACAATCAATCATTGTTCTTCAAAACTCAAAGACAAAACTTTTTATGGATTTGACAGCTTTGAAGGTCTTCCAGAGGCATGGGATCTAGTAGGCAATACAGGTCACAATGTTTCGAAGATCCAGGTGAAAGAAAAAGGTCACTTTGCTCTTGATAAACTTCCAAAAGTAAACGATAATGTGAAGTTAGTTGAAGGGTTTTTTGATCAATCATTGCAACCTTGGATGAAAGAAAATATTACTGATCAAAGTAAGATTGCCTGGCTACATTTGGATGCTGATCTATACAGCAGTACAATTTATGTACTTGAGCAGTTGAACAATTACATAGTTCCTGGTACAATTATTCGTTTCGATGAAATAGTTGAGTGGCGTCTTGAACTTGAAAATAATGTAATGAAAGACATAAAAGCCAAGCCTAAAGCAAAATATGCAGACTGGCGAAATGGTGAGTGGAAGGCATTGAATGAATGGATTGACAAGTACGATCGACAAGTTCAACCAATGTGGAGAAACTGGCATCAAGGTGGTGGAATCAAGATAATTGTTTGAATCTAACAGAAGATCCGTAGTCAAGACATTCACGTGGCGGATGCTTGCTACGTTTACAACTTTTATTATTAGTTGGGCAATTACCGAAAACATTTACATGGGTCTAGGTATTGCATCAATAGAATTTTGGGCTAAGCTAATTTTATACTATTTGCACGAGAGAGTTTGGAATAAAATTAAATGGGAAAAGAATGAGTCCAATTAAAATTTTGGTAATGGGATTACCAGGCGCAGGTAAGACTTACTTTGCAGAGAGGTTAAAGAAACATCTCGACGCAGATTGGTTCAATGCAGATAAAGTTCGCGAAAAGTATGATGATTGGGATTTCACCGATCTTGGAAGACTCCGTCAAGCTACACGAATGAGAAAGATGTGTGAGCTCTCTACTAAACCTTATGCAATAGCAGACTTCGTGTGTCCCACGTATGTTCTTAGGGCTGAGTTTCAACCAGATTGGATTATTTGGTTAGATACAATTGACGAAGGTCGTTTCGAAGATACAAACAAAAAGTTCAATCCTCCTTCAGATTATGACTTCCGTCTTAGTTATGAAATGACTGAAGAAAACGCAGAGAAGTATGCTGAGAAGATCGCTAACAAGATTCGTACTAATGACCGTGGAGTGAAGTTTGATCCTCGTAAAGAGACTGTACAGATGCTTGGTCGTTGGCAACCATGGCATGATGGTCACCAGGCTTTGTTTGAGAAGGCAATTGCTAAGACTGGCCAGGTTTGTATTATGATTAGAGACTGTCAGGGCTGGAATGATAGCAATCCTTTTGACCCAGAGTTTGTAAAGGCACGGATTAGAAGAGCGCTTGACATGGACTATAAAGGAATGTATACTATCATTGTAGTACCGAATATCACAAACATTACATATGGACGTGATGTAGGATACAAGATAGAACAAGAATATCTTGGAGAAGAAATAGAATCGATTTCCGCCACTAAGATTAGACAAGAAATGGGAATCGAATAACAGAATCTCGCCTTAGCTCAGCTGGATAGAGCAACAGCCTTCTAAGCTGTGGGTCGCAGGTTCGAATCCTGCAGGCGAGGCCACTTAAGAGGAAGATATGTACTTAGTAATCAGTAAAGAAAATTGTCCGATGTGTCACAAAGCAAAGGCACTATTAGAGACAGCAGATATAGTGTATGCGGAATATGTAATAGGTGTAACCATTACTCGCGAAGAAGCATTAGAGATGGTACCAGGTGCAAGAAGTGTTCCTCAAATTTTTGATGGGAAATTCCACATTGGTGGTTACGACGAATTAGTAAAATACTTAGGAGCAGATTATGTCAACTAACTTGAAGGTAGTGGATGAGAATGAAGAGTTTTCATTTGGAGGTGTAACTACAGACGAACTTTCGCAAAATGCGATGGGCGGCACAGAAATGATGAAGTATGGATTGTATGACCGTCTAGATCCATCAATCAGAGACGAAGTTCAAATTATCTGCTCGCGAGTAAGAGATGTTGATCCGGATCGTCCAAGTATTTTGTGGCTCCATGACATGTTCAATGATCCAGAAGCACAACACCTCACTGATGAAGAAGCACGGGAACGATTTGCAAAATTAATTTACGTTTCTAACTATCAAAAGACACAGTTTGATCTGGCTTATGGTATTAAACCAAGCGAATCTGTAATCATGCCCAACTGTATTGAACCCATTGAACTCAAACCTAAAAATTACAATGATGAAATCCGTTTGATTTATCACACAACACCACATCGAGGCTTGGAGCTATTGGTACCTTGTTTCGTTGAACTTGCCAAGCATTATGACAATATTGTTTTAGATGTGTATTCGAGTTTTAAGATTTATGGATGGGATCAACGAGATACGGATTACCAACATTTGTTTGATATCTGTGAAGAACATCCAAGAATTAACTATCATGGTTATCAGTCTAATGATGTTGTTAGAAAAGCACTTCAAGATTCTCACATTTTTGCCTATCCATCTATCTGGCCAGAAACGTCATGCATTGCTGCAATCGAAGCAATGAGTGCAGGGTGTATTGTTGTCCATCCAGATTTTGGTGCACTTCCAGAAACTCTTGCTAAGTTTGGTATTTCGTATTCGATGCACGAAGATCCAAATACTCATGCAAATATTTTTTGTCAGGTCCTTGCTGCAGCAATCGAAAAGATTGGTACTCCCGAGATGCAGAATCGAATTGAATACCAAAAAGGATACGCTGATGCTTTTTATAGCTGGGAATCTAGAATTCCTCAGTGGGAAGGTTTGATCCGAGGAATCCTTCAGACTAAAAATAAAAGTTGACATATAGATAATTCTACATGATAATGTAGTTTTACTTTGGAGAAATTTTGTGATACTTGTAGATTTCAACCAGGTTTGCATTGCAAACTTTATGATGCAGGTTGGTAATCATACAAATGTAAAGATAGAAGAGGATCTTGTCAGACACATGGTCCTCAACTCTATACGTTTGATTCGGAGTAAGTTCTCCGAAGAGTTTGGAGAGCTTGTTATCTGTGCAGATAGTAAGAAGTATTGGAGACGTGAGATCTTTCCATACTATAAGTGCAACCGTAAGAAAGATCGTGCAAAGTCTGATGTTGATTGGACAAGTCTGTTCAACTTCCTCAACAAAGTCCGCGAAGAGCTGAAAGAACATTTTCCATACAAAGTCTTATGTGTTGAAGGTGCTGAGGCTGACGACATTATCGGTGTTCTGACAAAAGAAAATTATCAGAAAGAGAAAGTACTGATTGTCTCATCTGATAAAGACTTCTTGCAGCTTCAAAAGTATGACAATGTTAAGCAGTATAGTCCGATCATGAAGAAGTTTATTCGGACGGAAGATCCAAACTTGTATATACAAGAGCACATTCTGAAAGGTGATCGTGGCGATGGAATTCCAAACATCTCTTCACCTGATGATACGTTTGCAACTGGTAAGAGACAGAAACCATTCTCAAAGAAAAAGATAGAGAAAGTGATAACAGATGGAATCGAATCACTCAACGAACAAGAACGAAGAGGATATGCAAGAAATCAACAACTTGTTGACTTGGATCATATCCCTGACAGTATTGCAAATCTTATCACTTCCGAGTATAGTGTCAGTGATGTTGGTTCTCGAAATAATCTTTTGAACTACTTTATCAAACATCGACTAAATAATTTGACAGAGGTTATAGGTGACTTCTAATACATACCAGGTGTATATCACAGACCAATGTCCACGTATTGGATGTGGAGTGAGATTGGTCGAAGTAAAGGTTGGTAGAAAGTGGGTATATCTCACTACAGTGACTGATAAAATTAAACAAAGAATTTCAATGAAAAAGTGGAATCAAATTCTCAACTATCCTCAAACAAAACAGGTTGAATTATGAATGAAGGTGTAGCTGAAACATTAGCTCGTATTGATAAGATAAAGACAAAGCCAAAACGTATCGAAGAATTAGCAAAATTTAAAGATGACTTTCCTATCAAAGTAATTCTTGATATGGTATACAATCCTAATATTGAGTTTCTTCTTCCCGAAACAGATCCTCCATACAAACCAAATGAAAAGGAATCGGATTCGCAAAATGTATTAAAGCATGATATAAGAAAGCTCAAATATGTTGTAAATACATCTGAAGGTAACAATTTACGTCAATTGAAAAGAGAATTGTTGTTCGTTGAACTTCTCGAGTCAATCGATCCTGATGATGCTAAATTGTTACTTCACGTTAAAAACAAATCTTTACCTTACAAAGGTATTACTAAGGATGTTGTATCGAAGGCTATGCCTGAGATCACTGGTAAATGGTGAAAGGGTTACTTAACTAAACTATGTCTAAAAAACATAAGAATAATCGACACAATATTGTTGATGATTGGGATACTGGGAATAAAACCCATCAAAAGCGTAAGATTGAAGCTATTACAAAAAAGTCAAGAAGTACAGGACGTCAAAAGTTTAAGACAGATGTCATGGACTATCTAGAGGATTATGATGATGAAGAGAGCGTTTATAATTGGTAATGGTCCAAGCAGGGCTAATTTTGATTTAGAACTGCTTCGAGGCCACGGTACGATATTTGGATGTAATGCGTTGTACCGGGACTTCAAACCAGACTATCTTGTAGCAATTGATGATCCAATCATTAAAGAGATCAAGAAGTCCAAGTTTCCAAAGAAGAAATTTATTGAGCCACCAGAAGACGAGAAGTATGAGGATCCTGAGTATAACCGGTTCTCTCGCGTCCGTTCCAATGCAGGTGTCAATGCTATGTTTGAGGCAATTAAGCTAGGATACAACGAATTGATTTGTCTAGGTTTTGATTTCATGGTCAAAGATCCTAAACATGCACTTGGTAACATTTACCAGGGTACAAGTTCTTACGGACCTGAGACACGATCTAATTATACTGATAATATCAATCGTGTTAAGTATATGACTTTTATTGCAAATAAGTATAGATATATTAGGTTCAAATTTGTTGTACCAACACTCCACAACAAGGATGAATTTCACAATCTCAACGCAGACAATGTCACAGGGTTGTTTTATTCACATCTACACAATCTTCTCGAAAAAGAAAAATCAAGTGAAGCGATAAGTGCCTAGATATACATTCAAAGACAAAGATGGTGAGTACTTCGAAGCTGAACTTTCTTTATCGGAAAGAGAAGAATTTTTGAAAGACAATCCAGAAATAACTCAAGTGATCCAGGCTCCTAACATAGTAGCAGGTGTTGGAGGAATGAGAAATGATGAAGGATGGAAAGAAGTTCTTTCTAAGGTAGGTGAAGCTCATCCTGGAAGCGCTGTAGATCAAAGATACAATCGCCGGTCTGCTAAACAAGTACAGACGGACAATGCAGTACAAAAATGGAGAAAACAGACCGGTCGTGTTTAATCATTTAACTCCCCCAGACATACAAGAACTAGAGACAGAGTCGGTTGATGGTAAAAGATATTATAAAACGCCTGATGGCAAGCTATACCCGTCTGTTACAACGGTTGTCGGATCATACACCGCTAAAGCGATTAAGGAGTGGAGGCAACGTGTTGGCGAAGAAGAAGCACGGAAGATTACCACGCAGGCCTCAGTTCGAGGTACCAAAGTTCACCAGCTATGTGAAGATTACATCAACAACGTACCTGACTATCGTGAAAAACACATGCCCGTCAACCTCGCTTGTTTCGACACTATTAGACCGGTCATTGAACAGAAGATCGACAATGTTGTCATGCAAGAAGTTCCACTGTACTCTCACTACCTCGAAGTCGGCGGACGAGTTGACTGCATTGCTGACTGGGATGGCACATTATCAGTCATTGACTTTAAGACCGCTAAACGTAGAAAAGAAAAAGACAAGATTGATAACTACTTCATGCAAGCAAGTGCATACTGCGTCATGTTTGAAGAACTCACAAAAACTCCAATAAACCAGATCGTGATATTGATTGCTGTAGATAATGATGAACCTCAAATCTTTATTGAGAAAAGAGATAACTATATTCATCAATTCATCAAAGTAAGAGAATCGTATCGCGATTATCATGGTAAATGAAGAAGACGTCTGGAAAACAATAGACCCAGAAGATATCTGGATGATGGACAAACTTATTATAGCCCGCAAGATGGGTTATCTGTGTGGTCCTGTTGGTCAAGAAGTTCCTAAACCTGGTTACTATATTGTAAGACCTTGTGTGAATGCACTGGGTCTTGGACTCGGTGCGTCTATTGAATATATTGAAGAAAATACTGATCATCTGACTCCAGGTCACTTCTGGTGTGAAATCTTCGAAGGAAGACATCTTTCTGTTGACTATTATTGGGGTTGGCAAGGAATTACTGTCGAAGGATTCAAAGATAAAGACACTTTTACAAAATGGGATAGGTGGGTTAGAGTAGACGATAAGATATCACTTCCCAAAATTTTATATAAAGCTGGGATTGACCACGAAAACATAAATTGTGAGTTTATTGGTGGTAAACTAATAGAAGTTCATCTAAGACAGAATCCAGACTTCCAATACAATAACAAAGAATTTATTCCAGTTTGGGAAGGACAAAGTACAGAACCTCCCGAAGGTTATAGGTACATAGATTATCCTGAGATTCATGGTCGTATTGGTGCATTTATAAAATAATTTAAATTTTTTCAAAAAAACTGTTGCCTTTGTTACAAAACTTTCGGATGATGTCCTTACTGAAACAAAGGAGCACAACATGTCTCATAACCTTGAAATTGTAAATGGCCAAGCACAAATGGCCTATGTTGGTGAAACACCATGGCACGGTCTCGGCACTCTTGTTGATTCCGATATCTCTGTAGACGGTATGGTTAAGGCTGCTGGTCTTGATTGGACTGTTACTAAAGCACCTACGTACTACCGTGTTGGCGATAAAGAGATCGACACTGGTAAGTATGCTTTGATTCGCGAGACAGACAACAAGTTCTTGTCTAACGTATCTAAGTCTTGGGAACCATGTCAGAATGCTGATGCGTTCTCTATCTTTGAAGAGTTTGTTGAACGTAACGAACTCGAAATGAATACAGCTGGCTCATTGAAAGGTGGTCAGATTGTATGGGGTCTTGCCAAGATGAAAGACTCTTTCGCCCTGTTTGATGATGATCTCACTGAACAGTACCTCCTCCTTGTTAACCCTCACGTCTTCGGACAGGGCATCCATGTTCGCTCTACACCAATCCGTGTAGTGTGTAACAACACTCTGAGTTTGTCTCTCGGATTCATGATGCAAGTATTCCCAACTTACTCTAAGAAAGAGGAAGAAAAGGTATCGCGCAATGCGTTACGAGCAATGGAAGTCGTAGAGACTCAACCAGGTGCTGAGTTTGGGAAGGGTACGTTCTGGCAAGCATTCAATGCTGTCACGTACTTGTGTGATCACGAGTTAGGTCGTAACCAGGATACACGGTTGCAATCAGCTTGGTTCGGGATCAACAAAGATCGTAAGAACCAGGCTTTGGAAAAAGCTGTTGAATTTGCTGAGGCAGCATAGTAGAGGGGGCGAAAGCCCCCTTTCTTTGTATAAATAGTTCACTTATCTATTCTGATTGTTGAACCTCTCACTATGTTTTTATGGATGTAACCTAACATTCATAGGACAGAACAATGTTAGCAGAACTTGCTGCAGCAAACGCCGCTTTCGATGTAATCAAGCAAAGCATACAAAACGGTAAAGAAATCTACGAGGCTGGAGAAGCTGTTGCTGAGTACTTTGGTCTTAAGAACGAGATTCAAAAGAAAGCTCACGAACATGGTTACAAGTCTGATCTCCAGGCTTTTATGGCTGCCGAACAGCTCAAGAAACAAGAACAAGATCTGAAAGAAATGATGATCTACCAGGGTCGTGGTGGAATGTGGGATGACTGGCTTCAATTCCAAAAGGAAATGAAAGACAGCCGTGAGAAAGAGAAAGAAGAAAAAAGAATTGCCAAGCTGAAGAGAAAGAAAAGATTGATCAAAACTCTTCAGTACACTGGATTGATTGTAGGACTTACAGCTCTTGTTGGTGGAAGTATTTGGGGATTCGTAATGCTATTGGCAATGAAAGCAGCGTAATGTTCAAGCGACTGCTTGAATGGATTGAATACTATCGTTTACGCAGACACCAATATTTGATATGGAAAAATCGTAGGAAGAAAACTCAATAACTTCCTAATATTGTTATACTTTTTAGTTTGAAAATATTTGAAAAAAATTGTTGTACCAAAACAAAAAGTGTTGATAATGAAAGTATAGCAATTGAGGAGTGAATGATGACAGATATTGAGAACGATCCTAAAATGCCTTGGAACCAGCGTTCTTTCTTAGATACGTTCTGGAAGAATGGTGCTTTCGAAAAGATGGCAATGACTATGATTGTCACGATGAATGAAATCAAGTTAGAAAAGATTGCAAATGATTTCTGTGGTCCTAATCAGCCTGCTAAAACTTACGAAGAGCAGGCTCGAGAGTACTACAACAAATACGGAACAAGTGGAGAATTTTGATATGAAAATGATCAACAAGTTGGACCCTAAGTTGGGTGTTGAAAATCGCTACGCTATGATGAAAGTGATCCAGAAGATGCAGATCGATCTTGATCGGATGTATAGCGACCTTCAAGCTGATGGAACGAACACTGAGTTGGAAGCGCTTCGTGGAGCCATCACAAATCTCAACTACCTGAAGTTGAAGTTGAATAATGCACGTACTCCGGAGAAAGTATAATGTTATTAGATCTATTTGTGTATGAGGAGATGGTGAACGATGCTTTGCCAGTCTCTAAGCAGTTTGGTCTTGAGCAAGATCTCGAGATGGCTGGATTTGAAGTCAAAGCAGCGATCTTTGCTTTGGAAAAAGTGTTGAACCAGATCGAAGAATGTAAGAAAATACAAGCTGAGACTGGAAACAAGGCTGCATAATGTATTTGAACATTGAAGGAACTAAGAGTGATGTTTGTACGAGCTACATCGAAAGAGTAGCTCAACATGCAAAGGATTGCTTGATGCCTAATATTCGAAAGCTATTTGTCGACATTGAAGTCACAGATGGTTTTAGAGACAAAGAAGGAATCAATGGCGAGACGATCTATGACGAAGATCGTTGTGCGACTATCGTTGTCGATCCTGATCAGAGCATCGAAGAATTCACGATCACTCTCCTTCACGAATTTGTTCATGTCAAGCAATATGTCATGAAAGAACTCAACAATGGAAAGTGGAAAGGTGAGAAGTTTGAGACTAGCTATGCTGATTCGCCTTGGGAAATAGAAGCATACGAATTAGAGCAGACTCTGTTCGACAGTTTTCTAAATAATGAAATAGCCGCACTTACCTAATAGGAGCTTTATGACTGACAAAGACAAGATCAAAGTCATACTTGAGGGAATCTCTCTCAAGATGAAAGCTCAAACTAAAAGTATCGAGCAAGTCGATCGTGAGCTAGAAGTACTCGCTGCAGTAGCTGTCAATGATGATATCCTCGATGATATTCGTATCAAAGAAAATCAACTCGAAGACATGTATGCTGATCGAAATGCTCTTTGGGTCAAGTATCAGACCCTCCAAAGAAAAATGGAAATGTTGTAATGCCAAATTATGAAAGAAAGAAGAACGCTGGTGATATTCAAGTAAACGATATCATCAAGTGGGGTACATGGAAGTGTGTGTCCGGAGTATTCAATTACAGACTCCAAAACGAAAACTACACCAAGCTGTATTTCGAAGATCAAACAAGTGAAGATTTTCATATCTTAGAAAGATTGGAAGTTTGTTAAGTAACGATTTGTTTTCGTTACAAAAAATAATTCTCAAAACCGTGTTGTCTATTTTTGTCAGTAAAGGATAATAATAGTATAGCAAGTGAGGAGAGAGATATGGAATTAACACCTTTTGATAAAGCACTCAAGGCCGGCCTAGGCTGGTCCGAAGCTCACGAGTATTCAAACTACGTTGGTAAAAAGAACCGGGTCAAGAAGACTGGTCGGACTGCTAACAAAGACTCTTCACGTTCTAAAGTCTACCAGGCTGAATGGAAATTTCAAGACACCTATGACAAAGAAGGTCCGTTGGACTTTGTTGATGCTGTCAAGTATGTTGACCGTGTGACGAAGTCTAAGCTGTGGAAAGAGCTGAACAATGGTCCTAAAGAGATCTATGTCGAGATGATGAAAGAGATGAAGTATGCTGCTACAGCTGGTCGTGCTTATGGACATATGATTAAGCTCGCTCCTAAGCATGCTACTAAGTATACGATCCTTCACGAGCTAGCACACTGTGCTGGATTCATGCATCACGATATTGGATTCCGTCAGACAATTGTCAAGCTCGTCAGTCGGTTCATGGGTCGTGATGCTGCCAAGGCTCTTAAGAAAGAGTTCAAGGCTAACGGTCTCAAGATGACAATCAAGAACAAGATTCTTGAGCCACTCGAGTGGGTTGCTGCGAAAGAGAAGATGCAACGTCTTCGTGAGAAAAAAACGGTTGCCCTTGCTTAAGTTATAGAAGATAATATTTGTGTTGGTTAAGGAGAGTGATATGAGTAAGACAGGTCAAGACTTTTTCGATATGCAAGAAGCTGCGATGAACATGACTAAGGCAGACTTTGTTTCTGAGTACGGATTACAGAACGGTGACTTGTACGATCAGATCAACAAAGACAATGTTGAACCTGATCCTGAGATCGACATAGAAGAGATCGTCAAAGACATTAACGATCAGATCCCGTTTTGAGTTATTGCTACGGTGGCTGATAGGTTAGGCAGCTGACTGCAAATCAGTTTTAGGCAGGTTCGAATCCTGTCCGTAGCTCCAGTTTGAGGTAATAATGAAAGATAAAGTGATATTAACAGATTGTGATGGTGTTCTTCTTGATTGGGAACACAGCTTCTATCAGTGGATGGCAAATCATGGCTATACATTAGATGTTGATGCTGCTCACGAATACGAGATTGCAGTAAAGTATAACATCCTTCCTGAAGAGAAAAAATTATTAGTCAGGGCTTTTAATGAAAGTGCCAATATTGGTTATCTGACTCCTCTTCGTGATTCAGTGAAGTATGTCCGTAAGCTGTACGAAGAGTGTGGTTATGTGTTTCGAGTAATCACAAGTTTAAGTCAAGATCCCTATGCTGCAAAGCTCCGAGAAGACAACTTACGTTCAGTTTTTGGTAATGCTATTGAACAAGTGATTTGTTTAGACACTGGTGCTGACAAGGATCAAGCATTGGAGCCATACAGAGGTACAGAGTGCTTCTGGATAGAAGACAAGCCAGCAAATGCTGATGTGGGTGCAGCTTGTGATCTACAAAGTATTTTGATCGGTCACACTTTTAATGCTGACTATAGTGGTCCAGCGACTCGAGTTAATACTTGGAAAGAAATTTACGATATAGTGACAAATTAGTTATGAAAATCTTATTTGTATTTTTGTGTGGTGTTGCAGTTCAATATTTTTATCCTGAAGTCGGTTATGAAATAATCGAGGTAATTAACAATGCCATTCGTAGTATCTAAAGCTGTTACTGAGACTGCGGCAGCTGTTGTAACGTCTGCTGCAATGTCAATAACTCCCCAGCCCTCTAACATGACGTGCTATGATGATACATTCAGAATCCTTGGCATTCCTTTTGGTAAACCAATTGTGCAATGTATCAAACAACCAGTGATGCACCAAGTACAAATTCACCAACCTATTGAGACAATTTATTATGAACAAAATATTACTCCTACTGTCGAGTATACTATTATCGAGTAATGCTGGAGCTGTTACTGTCTCGTATGGGATGGGTGAAGCTACTTCTAGCAATCGAATCCATGCATGCACGATCGCTGAAAACAAAGCAATTAAGGATGCTTTGATGAGTTTCTCAGACAGAGAGTTTGTGGCAACAAAACAGAATGTCTGTCATGATACTCCTGAGCACACTTATTGTAATTACATTCGAGAGATCGATTCATCTACTGCTGGAACAATTCGTCAAGTAATAGAACGTGTAAGACGTACAGATGGAACAACATGTTTTATGGAAGTTAAAGTTGAGATTGAACCAGCTGTCCAACTTCCAGTAGAAGTAAATTCAAAGAGATATTATCTCGAAGGTGAACAGATTGATATAGAGGTGGAAGTTGGTCAACCATTATATCTTCACATTTTTAATCTACACGAAAAAGGTGTTGAAGTTTTATTTCCAAACAAGTATAATCGAGAAACACTGATGGATGATAGATTTACTTTTCCATCAGACGGAATACAAGTGATTGCTAGTACAGATGGTAAACAGCAATCAAACGAAACTTTGCTGTTCTTGTTTACTAAACGAAGACAGCTGGTACAAGCACACTTTATTGAAACGAGTGTGAGTGGGCTGAGAGACCTTTTGGAATCGATCCCAGTAAATGAAAAAAGACTAGTTCAACACAATATTGTGATACGGAGTAAATGATGAGAAATAACATGGTGTTAACTTTCCTGGCCGCTTGTAGTTTGGGCATTATCACTACTGGGTGCTCAACAGTCGATAAGGTTGTTAATGGTGATGATCGGATGGTTGAAGTTCCTACTTCACAGATCGAAGAGTTACAGATTCCAGCTTGGTTTGAAGCAAAAGAATCTGGTGATTCTAAGACGTTAGTAGTGACGGCAACGAATGTATCTAAGGATATGCAGTTTGCCATTGACAAGGCTGAGCTTAGTGCAAAGGTACAGCTTGCACAAAAACTTGGTACTGATGTTGATTCGTTGGTCCGCGAGAGCACGCTAGAGTCTGGTTATGGCGTCAAAGATGTCGACACAGAAATTGATCGAGTTTCGCGAGCTAAGACATCCCAAAAGATTGGATTCTTCCGTCGAGATAATATGAAAATTATCCGTGAAGGCGAGTACTATCGTGCATACGTAATGATCAGTCTTGATGTTGAAGAAGGCCGCCGTCTGACTTTAGAACCAGCAAGTGAATCATCACGTGAAGAACGATTAAAGGAGCTAGATAATCTATGACTATAGCAGTAAGTATTGAAGAACTTAAATTTGCTGCGTCTCATGCCAAGTCTGTTTCTGATGCATATGCAGAAACAGCACATCCGAATGCAATCTATGGTGTGATAGATCGGTCATCTGTAATAGAAGATGATAATGATGCATCTGTGGACGAACAGTTGGCAAATGCATATGAGATCACTGCCTCACTGGCAGGCAGTGTTGATGTGATCAACTGGAGTTTTGGTGATCCACGGGATGAGAGTCAAGGCACTGAATACACCAATGAGTCTGTGATAGAAGATGCTTTTGAGCAGGGCACAGCCGTTGTAACTGCAGCAGGAAACTCCAACCGCCGTGAAGAGACTCCTGTTTCACAAAGATCACCCTATGATTTTACCATCGGATCTATCTCAACAAATGGCCAAGATAGTCTTCAATGGGTAAAGCCTGTAGAGGCTGAGTTCGAACCTGCATGGTATAACAATACCAATCCGATGTTTGTGGACTTTTACACCTATGGCAACCATGGAACAAGTTATTCTGCACCAAGAGCTATGGGCTACATCACTCACATACTAGAGAACAATCCTGATGCCAGTCTCAGTGAAATACGAACTGTGCTAGAAAAGAACTCCCAGTATATGGAAACTGGAGACAGGAGAGAGCCTTGGACGATTCAGGTGTTGGATCCTTATGACTTCGAAAACAATCTAGTTCGTGATGGAGCAATCCCCAAAAAGGGTGAATATGCCAAGATTTTCTTAGAGGATGCTCCGCGTGACGAATACGAGTTCAACTTTGATTTTGATGCGAGTATTGATGCTGGTGTGAGAGTTGAAGCGGCATATGAAGTATTGTTCGGAAGAAATCCAGATCAAGCTGGTTTAGATTACTGGACTGAACAGGTTGAGAACGATGAGATTTCAGTTCACAAT